GACTTAAACAAAAACTGCTAATGGCACAATTTGCACCAAAGAATAAAAACTTTTTATCCCCTGTTGGATTTAAGTTTATAATGAGTAGGACACCTAACGTGGATTACTTTTGTCAATCTGCCTCTATACCAGAGGTAAGTATTGGTGTAAGAGAAATTAGCACACCTGTCAAAGACTATACTGTGCCAGGTGATAAGATGACCTTTGGTGATCTTAACTTAAGATTCTTAGTTAATGAAGACCTAGACAACTACTTTGAGATATACAAATGGTTGAAGGGTCTTACTAACCCTATGAACACAGGAAATTTTCAGAAGTATCTTGATACTGTAGATGAAAAAGGTAGAGATACTGACTTTACAAAAACCATGTCAGATGCTAGACTATTAGTATTGAACAGTAATTACAACAGTATTGCTACAGTTAATTTCTTTAACATATTTCCTACGAGTTTAACTACTCTAGAGTTTGATGCATCAGCAACAGACATCAATTACTTTACAGCAGAAGTTAATTTTAAATATACTATCTACGAGATTACGGATAAAGATCAGATGAAAGTATGAATCTAGATACCTTGAATGATATGTGGGCAAAGGATGCTCCTTTAGATGATGAAAAACTAGACCACGACTCGTTATCCATACCAAAATTACATGCTAAATATTTAAGACTTTACAATAACTTTACTACCCTTCGGGATCAGGCAGAGTTAGATGTGAAGCGTACTTACCGTGACAGGTGGGAATACTATACAGGGAAGTCGGAAAAACCTTTTCCAGTTAAACTGATCAAGACAGATGTTCCAATATATCTGGAAGCTGATCAAGAATATCAAAAAAGTGTCCTTAAGGCAAAGTATTTAAACCAGATGGTCGATGCAATCAAGACCATTCTCTCGGCAATCAACAACCGTTCTTTTCATATAAAGAATGCGGTTGAGTTCGCCAAGTTCCTTAAAGGATATGAAATCTAATGTATTCATTCAGAAAAAGAATGAAGTTTATTTGACAGTAGAATGCGAACCTCATGTTCAGCATGAGTTAGCAGACCAATTTACTTTTGAGGTGCCAGCTGCGAAGTTCATGTCAGCTTACAAAAAGAGGTATTGGGATGGAAAAATCAAACTCTTCAGTCCTGCTACAGGTGAGATATATGTTGGTCTTCTACCTTACATTATTGCGTTTTGCGAAGAGAAAGGATACGAGGTTATCCATAGAGACAATGAATACTATGGTCTTCCATCAGAGATGGATGAATTCGTTACCCCTCAAGGAATAGGAGATTACATAGAGACTCTCAACCTACCGCATAAGGTCAGAGACTATCAGTACAAGGGAATATACGAAGCACTCAGACACAAAAGAAAACTATTACTGTCTCCCACTGGTTCTGGTAAGTCCTTAATGATCTATGCACTCACTAGATTCTGGACACTTAAAAATTTAAAAACACTTATAGTAGTTCCTACTACATCTCTGGTAGAACAGATGTACAAGGACTTCAAGGACTATGGATGGGATGTAAAGACCCATTGCCATAGAGTCCGTGGTGGTATAGAACCATCTACTGACAAGGATGTGACAATAACCACATGGCAGTCAGTATATAAATTACCAAGACAGTTCTTTGAAGACTTCGGTGCTATCATAGGTGACGAAGCACATCTATTCAAAGCAAAGTCTTTGACCAGTATCATGAATAAATTGTATGACTGTAAATACCGCGTTGGTTTTACAGGTACGCTTGATGGTACAGAAACAAATCGCTTAGTGCTCGAAGGTGTATTTGGTACGGTCAATAAGGTTACTAAAACAGAAACACTTATTAAAGATGGGCACCTTTCTAAATTTCAGATAAAGGTATTAATATTAAAGCATAAGAGAAAACCATTTGATACCTACCAAGAGGAAATGGATTATCTTGTAGAGCATCAACAAAGAAATAAGTTCATACGTAACCTAGTTTGTGACCTATCTGGTAATACACTCGTCCTGTTCAACTACGTTGAACGGCATGGTATGCCACTTTTTGAGTTGATAAATAGCAAGGTAGGGGAGAACCGTAATGTGTTTCTCGTCCATGGTGGTATAGATACTGAAGACCGTGAACAGGCAAGACAGATTGCCGAGACTACAACTGATTCAATTATAGTGGCATCCTATGGGACTTTCAGCACTGGTATTAATATTAGGAATTTACATAATGTTGTCTTTGCATCGCCTAGTAAAAGCAAAATAAGAAACCTTCAGAGCATTGGTCGTGTTCTTAGGACAAGTGTTCAGAAGTCAAAAGCAACTCTGTATGACATAGCAGATGATATGTCGAAGGGTCGCAATAATAATTACACTTTAAATCATCTAGTTGAAAGAGTCAAAATATACAATGAAGAAAACTTTGATTATGAATTCATTGATGTCCCAATCAGAGAGAACAATGGATAAAGTAGAATTTCTAGCAGCAATCAAACTGGTATCAGGAGAGGAACTACTCTCTATGGTGACATCCGTGCATGATGAGAACGGAGACTATCTCATAGTAGAGAACCCAATAGAAGTAGAAGAAGTGATAATGCCAAACAAACAGGCGGGTGCAAAAGTTCAACCTTGGATGAAGTTTTCAAGAGAAGAACAGTTTGTTATTCCTAAAGAACATATTATAACAATTGTTGAAGTGACTGAAGAGGTGGCAATCTTTTACCACATGTCTCTAAGGAAATTGAACAGTGACTTTATAACTGACGCTAAGGGTAAAATCTCTACCGTTGATGAAGCTCGTATCAAACTTGATAAGATATTTAAGAAAGGTACTTAATTGTCCCTTGAATTCGCACACTCATAGTGTAATGCTTTTTTGACATCTTGTCAACCCCCCGCTTGACAGCAGGGTTTTTTTGTTATAAAATATAAACATAACGTACAAAATACATGAAACGTAAAAGAGTTGTATCGGAGCATTATGTAAACAATAAAGAATTCTTAGAAGCACTTGTTGTATTCAAAGCGAAATGTCTTGCTGCAAAGGAAGCGGGTGAACAGCGTCCGCAGATCAGCAATTACATTGGAGAATGTTTTTTAAAGATTGCTACACATCTATCATACAAACCAAACTTTGTCAATTACATGTTCCGAGAGGATATGATATGTGATGGCATCGAAAACTGTGTGCAATACATAGAGAATTTTAACCCAGAGAAATCTAAGAACCCCTTTGCTTATTTTACTCAGATAATATATTATGCGTTTCTACGTAGGATACAGAAAGAAAAACGTCAATTGGAAATCAAAAACAAAATACTAGACAAGTCTGGTTACGAGGTTGCCTTCCATACAGATGACAAGTCAGGTTCCTCAGACTATAATACAATTAAGGAGAATGTGCAGATAAAAATTAAATGACCTATCCTGTCACAATCGTCGATAATTTTTTCGAGGATCCTGATGCTGTCGTAGAGATGGCAAACAATTTAAAATATTATAATCCAAACACAGGTAACTGGCCAGGTACAAGAACCAAACAACTTCATGTAGAAGATGATAGGTTCTTCAATATGTTTGGAACTAAAATACACAACCTATTTTATGAGAGTCCTCCAGAGTATTGGAATCTTCAATGTCATTTTCAATTGATCAATCCATTTTGCGATGACAAATATTCCAAAAAGAATCGTGGATGGGTGCATCAAGATCATGATACATGGTTTGGTGGTATAGTATATCTGACAAAAAATCCAGAGTCAGACACAGGAACATCTATTTACAAATCAAAAAATGGATGGTCTTTTCAAAAACAAGAAGAACTTAAAGTGAAAGAGAGACTTTACAAAACTGAATTTTTAGATGATAATGAATACGAGCAAGCATTTGATGCAATGATGGATCAGTATGAAGAGACAGTTAGTATAGCAAATGTTTATAATAGATTTGTTTTATTCAATGGCACTACCTATCATGGTGTTCAAACTTTTGGAACTACTCCTAGATTAACTTTAAACTTTTTTGGCATGGGACAATATGGTAAATTACCACCACTATTAAGATCAAGATGAAGATAGCAATAATAACAGATCAGCACTTTGGTGCAAGGAAATCTAGTCGTGTCTTCCATGACTTCTTTAATAAATTTTATAAGAATACATTCTTTCCTACCCTAAAAAAACGCGGGATCGACACAGTATTAGATCTAGGTGATACCTATGATAACCGTAGGACTCTAGATCTCTGGGCAGCAAACTGGAGTAAGACAGAATACTTTGACAAGTTAAAGGACATGGGCATTACAGTTCATTCTCTTGTAGGTAATCACACAGCATATTTTAAAGATACAAATGACGTTAATACTCTTGATGGTATTGTTGGCGAGTATA